ATTGCTAATCCTATCGGCTCAACCTCTGAACCTATATGGTAGGTAGTTGCTAGGTAGGGCGGGTGGGGGTGGGATAGGGACGACCGCTATGCGTGAACGCCCGACCGCCTCCGGTGAGGTATAGAAGATGGGAATCCTTGGGGGTTCGCATAGTCCAGCCGTGAAAAAAAACGGTTTACTTTATACACCGCCTCACCCTGGAGATAGCATGGCTTCCGCTAAAACCAAAGATTTTGAAGTATTTGAAACGATCATCGCTAACGCAACTGGGAATGTAAAGACTATTGATTTGAACACGTTTGTTAACGTGGCTGAGATGGAAGCGTTCGGTATCGAGGCTGTGGAGATAGGGATCAACGCAACTGAAACTACTCAATCAACCTCAGTTTACCAGGCTCAACTAGCCCTTCAAGATTTGTCTGCCGGGTTCATCAACCACGCAGACTATGACTCGCTCTACTTGACCTTCGCTGATGTCCCTAATGGCTTCGAGCAAGAGTCCCTATCACTGGGCGACGTTAAGCAGATCCGCTACCTACCAGGAGGACAAATCCAAGTACGAGCAGACCGGCTAACCGGAGCGGCGGATGTTGATTTGTACGTCCGAATCACTGGAAAGATTAGCAAACTCTCAGCGTCCGACTACATGGCCCTAGCACTTACCAACTCATTGAACTGAGGTGGAATAGTGCCTTTACCAAAACCAAAGAAGCGAGAAGCATACACCGCCTATGTGCGACGTGTGTTCAACTACGTTAAACGAAACAAGACCGCCCTTCGAGGTAGTTACACGGGTCGAGGTAAAAACCGAAAGTTAGTCGCTCCAGTAGTGATGAAGCGGATCGGTGTCGAGTGGCGTAAGCACTCACGTAGTCTGAAGAGATCGAGGAAGTGACAAAATGGTAACAAAAGGAAAACAACGTATGCTTCAAGGGACCTTTGGTTCGATCACGTATGAGTCCGGGCTAATCGAGGCGGGTCAACCCGAAGTTCTTCCAGGCTCATTGAATCCTTCTTTGGTAAGATTTAACGAGGGATTTGGGGATTATATGGGCGTAAAGCGTCACAACGACGAACTTTATGTTACCGACGTTACACCAGGTACTACGACACCACACCTCCGACGGAATGCCCGGTTCATGACTTACGAGTACGTGGATTTGAGGGACCTATTGGATCGTAAGACTGGAATAGATGACATCATTATCAACATTCAACGTATGTATGAAAACCCGTTTCCATCGTCTATGGTGAACCCACCTCCAGCCGGTATCGAAGAGCATTTCATTATGGTGCTTGGAAAACTCGACTTATCTTCTGATATTGGAAGCGACCCGCTTCACTTTCAAAAACTAGGTTTTGTGCCTGGTCCCGACTTGCCTGCAGCTACTGGTGGATATGGTGGATTACCATTCCAAGTACTATACAGAGAAACCCGTCGATATTATGCGGACCCATCACAGACGTACAACTCCCCAGGTTCGGCGGGAACTTATGCGGGAGCGGCGGGAACGGCTGGTACGACTCCTAGCCGTCTTGTAGCCAACCTAACTTTGGCTGACCGCACTGTAGGGGGTTACCCGGACCTTCTAGTTGGTCCTGGAATAACTGTCCTTCGTATTTGGAACGTCTTTACTGCAAACCGATTTTCTCAAGACCTCAGAGGTGACAATCCTTCAGATGCAGCTGCACTAGAGTTCACGGATCAATTGTCGAGGACAAACCTCTCCATCCCTGCTCTTCAGTGGAACATCATCGGAACAGAACGTTCGTTGACGGACACCGAAGAAGCAGTGTATTATTCAAACATCTTGTTGAATGCCTCTGATGATTGAGGTCTTTTGATGTACGGTACGACATACTCCATGGACATCCAGGAGCATTTCTACTCCTACGCTGAGGTTGGTGGACGTTATGTTTCTTCTCGCACTGCTGATTTGGTTACGGACGTCGTCAACGATAGAATTCAACCAGTGATTCCCGAAGCCCTGCAACCGATGTTGAGCGATCCCCTAAAGGATTTAATCAAAAGTCAAGGCCGACGCCTGGTCGAAGAGGCAACTTTCCGTCTTCTTGAGTCGGGATTCAAACATTTAGCCAAAAAGGAAGGCGTCAAAAGGACCGTCGGTAAGATCGGAAGTCGGTTTATTCCTTACGTCGGATGGGCTTTATTCGCAAAGGATGTGTACGACGTAACGAGATTTGTCCAGGAGGAGTATTTGTGATCGAACTCGATGATCTCCAGGACAAAAGACTCGACCAACTTGAGCAAAGACTCCTGCTCATCGAACAAACTCTGATCGAAGTCAAAGGAATGCTTCGAGTTGTCAAAGGTCTAGCCGTTGGTGTTGCTGGAATCGTCGGTCTTAACGTGCATTCTATACTCGTTTAACTCGATTAAGCATGAACCAAATGCCGTTGACCTGAAAGTCCATGCCGCAATTGTCCCAACACATGACGTCGACCGCTCCAGTTTCAGGATGTTGGACATATTGTGTCCTTTCAAACGTCCCACAGACAGGACAGGGTACTAAAAACTCATCATTCATGCACGTCCCTCCAGGTGTTGGTCGATAATTTCAACCAATTGTTCCAGGGCATCAGCAATTCTGCACGTCGAGCAAAAACTTTCAGCAAAAACGCCGCTCGTATGGACGTAGATGTTTGCTCGACAACGTGCGCACTCGTCATGATACCGTTCATCCCTTAGCATTGACAATGCACCCGACCTTTACAGCACTTTTTAACGTCCACATAGGGCTCTTTTGTCTGAACATACACCCAATGCTGGGTGCATCCACCACAAATAACGCCCTTGTGTCGTGGATCGCCGTCCTCGACGTTCCAAGGAAGGTAGTACATGGTGCTAGGCATACGTCCAATGACTCGTCCGCACTCACAAAGGAAGGTATTTTGACGAGCCATCACTCCTCATCTCCTTGATCATGCACGTCATCGTTGCGCTTTTCACGTGTCCATCGGGTGATCCGTGCTAATGTGTCGGCCCCCAGGACAAATATCGCCGCATCAATGACCTGTGAAGTCTTGAAACCTGCTCTCTTCAACTCTTTCAATGTCGCATTGGACACATCTCCTACGGTTATCGAATACTGATTCGCCATGATTTAGCCTAAAAGTCTGTACTATAATAATGTTATTTCTATTGCTAATCCTATCGGCTCAACCTCTGAACCTATATGGT